TCCGAGTGGAGATACAACCTCATAATCTTTATTGTTATCTCCAAGAATTGCGGCAAATTCCCCGGCTTTTGGGGGCACCACGGTTCCGGTTGCCAAACGTGGCATGTTTGAAGAGTAAGCAGCGTAAGGCGCGCTAGAATTAGCTGTTGCAAAAGACTGGCCACCACCGCTGATAGATGCACTCGATGCAGAAGAGCGCTTCCCAGCATTTATAGCAATCATGGCGGCGGCGATACCGGCAGCTATTGCGGCAGCCGTAAGGGCAGCGGCGGCGGGACCAACAACGGCATGAGTAGCGACAGCGAGTGCAGCGGCGGCTCCCGCTGCCAGGAACAATCCGGATATAACTTTTTCTGTTGGTGTCATTTTGTCCCAATTTTTATACATTTCCCACGCGCCAACAAGGAGCGCGGACATCGCTCCGACAACTCCAAGAAAACCCCACTTTGCTATCCCGAGTTTTTCGGCGATCTGCGTGAGGGCACCAGCCAAGCCTTTTTTTGACAATATGTCTATCATGCTCTGTACGCCTGTAGCAAATTCTGTGAATTTCCACGCAAGGAAAAAAGCAACTACTAATTCAGTAATTAACTCCACTTTTCCTTGATTGTTTTTAATCCAGTCAGAAAACTCTTTTAGCTTTTCGGTTATTCCTTTTATAGCTCCGATTATCACGCTTCCTGTCCATTCTCCTATTGGTTTTATAAAATCTTCCCACAACCAAATTGCAATAGGTTGTAAGGCATCAAGAACCGAATTAAGAACTTCAAAAGCAGCCGAAATCAAATCAAGAGCAACAGGTAACGCTTTTTCTAACGCCCATTTTGCAACTGGTAGTAAAACATTGTTAAGCAGCCAAAGTAATGCATCACCAATCTTTGAAACAACCGGTATAAGGCTGGCAAGTAAGCCATCAAATGCAATTAATAATGGGCTAAAATCCAACGTAGCCGCCCAGTTTTTTATTGATTCAGAGGCTTCGCGGAAAAATCCAGTAACCAAAAGCACCAGATCACCCAAGTGACGCATAATACTGGTCCCGGTGCCTGCATTTACCCATGCCTTGTCAAACTGGTCGGCCAGATTCGCTACGGTCAGTGCAAAATTGCTGAACGTTATCAGTAAATCATCTGTGATTGCTTTCCCATATCCTTCATCTTTCCATACCTGCATGAATGACGCTCCAACGTCCTTTGCAAGCTGTTTTAAGCTGCCGAACATAGTTTTAACAGCCGCCACGGTATATGGCCCGTATTGGTCCCAAGAATCCTTTAAGGGCTGGAATAAGTTAGACAGTGTGCTTTTTATTTCTTCTGCAAGTGCTTTCGCTTCGGTTCCTACAGCAATTGTCTTAAACATCTGGTCAGGTGTAGGGCCTTTGTATGCTTCTGAATCCCCGGCTTTTTGCGCCTGTATCAAAGTATCAAAAGCAAATGAAGCTTTTTTTACTTCTTTCGCTGCTTCTTTCGCTGCCTTTTGAGTGTCTCCAAGACTGGCGGCATAGTCCTCTTGTACTGCCACCGCTTTCACAAATGTGTCTTTGCCTGCCAGGGCAGCCATTGTCTGAGCGATCCAGTTATTTGCTTCCGCAAGCTTAGAAATTAATGAGCTTAACGCTGGCGCTACCATTGAAAGAATAGGAGCAAACGCCGCGGAAAAACTGTTTTTTAACATAGTCAGTGATGACATTAAAAGCGAAAGTGATTTATTTGTATCTTTTGAGTACCTTGAAAGATTTTGAAACCCTTCTTTAATTGAATTCGTTACAGTGCTCAAAGCTCTAAAAACAAATGAAAATACAATAGACTTCCCTAACATAGAAAGCATATTCATTTCTTTTCTTGCGCCTTTGGATGATTTTGACGTTTTATCCAGTGACTTTTTCATTCCATCAGAGGATTTTTTCACTTGTTTTTGACCTTGGTCTGTTTCTAACAGACTTTTTTTGTATCCATTTAATTCTGACTGTGCTTTATTAAGTGCCTGATATGTACTATCATACAAGCTGTCTCCAAATGTTTTCCCCTGTTCAGTGAGTTGCTGCAATTTTCGCTTGAGGGAATCAACTTGCCCTTCCAACGATTCCATATTGATTTTTGGTCCTTCGGTTGGATTAAGCATTTCTTTCTTATAATCCACTAACGCTTGTTTGACTCTAGCCAGTTTCATATAAGTTTCGTCATATTGATCGTCACCGAAATATAGGCCTTGTGATTCTAGGTCTTTTAACTGCTTAGAGAGTGACGAAATCTCAGCTTTGAATTCATTCGTTGATTGATCGGCTTTATCCATACCAGATGTATAACTGTCAACAAACTGCTGAACAGTATTCCCGTATTCCTGAAATTCTCCCCTGGCATGAGAAATTCTCGATTCTTCGTCCCATACGCCGCCGCTATCTTCTCCTCTGTCTATGGAGATTTTGTCCATCTGATCTTTAAGGCTTTGTACACTGACTTTCGCCTCTTTCGCCGATTCCGATATACTTTCAATCTGATCTGCGGCCACAGTAGCTTGCTTTCCTGCACCAGTAAGTGAGTTTGTTAAGCCATTAGTGAGTTCTTTAACAACAGCAGTTAATTCACGTAAGGCATCTTTCAGCGTTCCAATATCTTCAATGGCTCCATCTTTGTTAATTGCTGTATTGATTAATATAATTCCGTCTGCTTGGGCCGCCATGCCATCGCTCCTTTCTTCGGCTCTGGCTCTTAGACGCTGGCCTATCCGATAAGTTTTTCAACTGCTTCTATTTCCTTCTGTTTCTGCTCCCAATCTAGATCGCATAATGCCTGATTTTCTTTGTAAAACTTGGATTCCCACTTCTCAAGCTTCTCCCCTTTGGCTCTCTTCTGCCTGACATTTTGAATAGAGGAATACAAGCCATCGCCACTGATCTGCATATAGGAGCCAAAAAAGGTCCACCAGTGCATATATTTCACACTACGGACCTCTTTCCCCATATTTTTATTGATTTCTGGTATTATAACAGGCGAATCTTTGAGCCAACTCATTAATACTGGCTTTGGTTTGTTATCTGCTGGCAAATTGGCATCTATAAACCGACTAGCCTGTTCTACTGCCTCACCCATATGCTCCGGCGGAATTGTTTCGTAGTCGACATACAGGATTTCAATAAGCGCCCGTGTTTTATCTGCGCCATCAAGCTCCGGGTCGCCATAAGCGGTTAAAATATCAAGCACAACCCTGTAATCGGTACGGATTTCATACATAACGCCTCCCACCTCTAATTCTGTGGGTAGGCTGAACGGATTCATCATTTATGATACTTCTGCGTATACTTGCTGGCCCGGCTCTTTGCTTTTTCCAACCTTACACCAGTTTCTTTTTCAATAACCGACCTGAGAGCTTCGAATATATTTACGACAAAAAATTCTCCATTGCTCAACAATGTAAATGGACCTGTTATATTGAAAAATGATTCTAATACATTAGCATCAAATGCATAATCAATCTCATCCACCATTTTCTTTTTGATTTCTGCCATTGTTTCATCAGATACATCAGTGCTATTTTCAAGTTGAGATTGTAACTCTTCAAATACTTTGACCGCATGTTTATACCGGTCGGATACTCCGATATCAGAAGGAACAAAAGTAAACTTCCTCATCAACTCTCCGCGCTGATTTTTGATATTGTATACCCGGCTACCATCGTTAATTACAATGTCATTACTGTTCTGCTGCGGCCCTTTTATCAATTTATTACTCATATCTTAATCTCCTCTTAAGGTTCTGTAGGCATCGTGCCAGCGGTAAAGGTAGGATTGCCAGAAGCAAGGGAAGCTGCGGCGACGTATCCTTTCTTTCTTCCTCCATTGAACGATACGTTGTAAGGAATATTGATACCGGATGTCCCTCCGCCGTAACTCTGCGGTTTAACAATGACTTCCTCCACATAGGCCAGATGGTTGGTTGCTTCCGTGTCCTCAATAATCACTTCAAGGATTAATGTTTTGCATCCGTCTCCAATCGTTCTATCCATTGCAATACTTCTCAACTTCGGATAGATTGCTTCATCGGGGTTCGCATAGTAGGGATCAGCGTCAATAGAAGGTTCATATCCGTTGTCTGTTACTCTGGATTCACCCCATATATTTTTTGAGGATGCCACATCAGGATTAAGGTTGACTGCTAATTCTTCCATGTCAATGCCCACCTTAAACCATGTGGCCGATGCTAACACATTTAGGAAACTGGAATCCAGGAAATGAATCAGCGATTTTCTTTCTAATTTCATATATTTTGCTCCTTTCAGCGATCAAATTCGTTTTCATATTCTACTGATACGGGTAACACCCAATCCTGAACGCCGTTCTTATTTGGATCAAGTCCGTATGAGTTGTCACGGGTAATCTTTTTGATGATTCGTCCTTCGGTTAACTTCGGGTATGTGCTCAGTTTGTAAATTGTACCGTCAATGGTGACAGGCTCCTTACATATCCATTTACCAATGCCATCTAGGAACTTCTGAGCGGTCATTTTAACCCGTTCACTGTTCGCACCTATCCGATATACCACATAGAATGGATAACGGCAAATCTGGCGAACATGGGCCGTCACAGATTCCTTTTCACTGTATACCAGTGCTCCATTGTCAGCAGAAAAGATTATTCCGCTATCACCATTTAAATCCTCAAAGGTGATTATCTCTCCATCGAGTCCCGGGTATTGATTAAGCAGATTTTTCATTGCCTCAGTCAGTACATCACACCCGGTAACATCATTACCAATTGGTTGTGGTTGTTCAGCCATTGTTGCCACCTCCTGCCGTTTTCTTTACATTCTTTACCCATGTCTTACCATCTTTATTTTTGGCAGCATCAAACCAGTGGGCTTGTGCGTCCGGGTGAGTTGTTTTGTTGTACACCAAACTCTCTTTTGCGCTAGTCTTGCCGCTGTATTGACTAACAAGTAC